CACTATACACAAAAGGCGAAGTCGATGGTGGATACCCCAATGGAAACAAAGGTACCCACCACCTAGCCCCAGCCTGCTCAAACAGGCTGAGAGTTCTTATTTGAGCGCCCTGAAGACTTCTTCAAATTGCTCTGGGGTCTGCTTGGCCAGTTCAATATGAAACCAGTTAGGCGATCCTTGGTACGATCCTGCGTTGTTTTCGGCGGTGTAAACGAGGACGCCCCGCTTGCCCTCGCCACGACTGCACCTGTAGCCCGCGCCATACTCACCGAAGGCATACCAGTGCATCTCGCATAGTCCGAGGGCTTTTGAGTTGGCAAGGAACCAGTCCCAGATCACCCGCGCTTGGGCTTCGTCTTTGTATTTCAAGTCTGCCGCATAGCCAGTCGCATGGACACTTAGACCGGCATTATTTCTCATGGGTCGATTTGCATAAGTGCCTAGAGAGACTAGACCCCAACGTGCCTTGCAGAGTTCGACAAGTTTTGCCGTGACTGGTTGAGTACCTTTGCCATCCCAAGATGGGTAGTACGGATAGACCCTATTCGGCATCGGTCTTGTCCTTGCTCGAGTTCTTGAGGCCATTAGATGCGAGCAGTCCCGCAAGGACTCCGGACATCGTCAGGGTTAGCGGTGATAACACTGCCCACGCTTCATGGTCATTCGGGCTGACTTCCATCGGCTGTGTGACGAACAGCAAGCCGAAGAGCAGACTAAAGACCGTCCCGACAAAGGCAACTGAGATAGCGATGCCAACTAGCAGGATCAGTCGCGCTTTGATTTCTTCGTTGGTGTGACGTGGTCTCATTTTCATACGCACTTTCCGCCTGTCCCGTATGCGGGGGCTGGTGTTGTTGAGGTTGTTTCGGTTACGCCTCGTAGGGCTTTGTTTTTGGTTGGTGGGCAGTTGAGGCGTTCACGATCTGCGCAAGCGCTAAGCGATGCACAAATAACCAATAGAATCAGGCTATTTCGCGTCTTCATCTTTGGGTTCCAATGTCCATCCTGACGCAAGAAGTTCTGCGTATTCTTCTTCTGTCATTTCGCGAACTTTGTCGTCTATTTGTTTGTTTGGTCGAGCCATGATTATGCCTTTCGGTATCCGTAAACGGCGATTGTTCCGCCGGTCATTGTTCCTGAGGCAGTCAAAATAGTAAAGGCCGTATATGAAGTTGTGTCGAATAGCGCGCCAGACGACGAACCAACGAAGGCGGTTGTTTGACCGAAGCCTCCTGCAAATGTCCTTGTGTTTTTCGCAAGGAACGGTGACATGACGTCAATGTTTGCTTGTATTCCATCGGTTCCCATTGCACCGACGTATTGGATGCGAGTTGCGACTTTTGAACTGTCTGCGCTGACGGTGTTATTCCATGAAGTAAATATGAAACTTGTGTAATAGCCGCTAACTACGGAACCGAAACGCATGTTTAATTCAGCGGCTGTACTGCCTGCGCCTCCGCTAATCAAGATTTTGTAGTTGTCGTAATCTGAACTGAAGGCTCCTGCTACGTCAACACTTGCTACTCCAGAACCAATTGTTTGTTCTTTGATGTAAACAAGTCCTGAGTTGATGTTGTTGTTTACATACGCAGAAGTAAGAATCTGCCCTGAAACTGTTGGTGTACTGACTGTCATGTTGTGTCTCCTTTAGAAACTGAGAAGGTTGTTATCGAGCGTTCCGAAGATTGCATCGTCAAGGGTTAGATATTGCGACGAATCGACTGATTCCATTGTAAGGCTGACGGTATGTGAGCCTGGAACAATTCGATGTTCGATTCCTGAGGTGATCAGGGTTTGTGTTTCCGATGTTGGGGTTCCAGTGGAGTAATCCTTTTGCACCGTAATTATCGAAGTCAGGTCAATAGCGAAGATCGTTGACCATTGGGCAGGCGTCAGCGCTGCGAGTTCGCATGAGATGCCAGTGAAACGGACAACGGGATTGCGGTACTTTCCTAGAAGGTACGCGCCAAGTCCTGCGACCTCGCTGGTCGTCGAGTTTAGTAGCTGCAGCAGGTTGTAGTTCTGGGACTGATAAAGAGATATTGACGTCGAGTCCGATGAGGTCTGGGCTGCACCGGCGGGCGACTGGGTCACTATGTAGTTATAAAGCAATTCCGACCCGAACTCATTGATCAGGGTCATGTATGGAATGCCAGTGCCGTCGGTGGTGAACGACGCGCCTGACACGGGGTTCAGAACGCTCGACCTGCCCTTGAAGGTGAGGGTTCCGTCGGCTGCGGTGTACAGGTAGCCCTGTTCGGAGGTGTTGACTTGTTGCAGGTAGTTCAAGACGTTTGTGTCTTGACTGACGGCGTATGCGCCTAAAGTAGATGATCCTGTACCGATGGACCTTGCGCCTTGGTAAGAGACCTCAGGACGGTCTAGAACGGCGTCTACGCGCAAGCCTGAAGTTTGCGCAGACGGGGTGAAAGCGTTTAGTTGCTGATTGGCAAGGGTTCCGAAGGTGTCAACGCATCTGGCCACCATCCTGCCTTGGTTGGCGTTCTGATAGTCGAGGTTCCAGTCCTCGACAAAGCCTGTGTAGATCGGCGTCCCGTTGGCGTAAATAATGATGGGCGAGCGCGGCAAGACAAAAGGGTAGTAGATCGAAGCGCTGTTCAACGGGTCAAGGATTCTTGAGTCGTTGTTGAACACGACTTGTGCGGTTCCTGCGTTGAACTGGTCTAGTTGGCGGTTGCGTCCGCGTCGAATGTTGACCGACAACACAATCGAGGTCAGGTCTGCGTAGGCAAGACCGCCAAGGGTGCCCGTGTTAAGTAGCCCGTAGACCGGATCGTTAAGTTGGAACGGTTGACCGAAGCCTGTTGTCGTCTGGAATCCAACGAGGACTTGGTATGTCGGGACACTCATTAGAAGGTTGCCGCCGGTGCAAAAACGATCCCTGAGTCTCTTTGCGCGGCAAGAATCGCGTCGATGATGTCCTGCCCGACCGTGGCAGGTGAACTAACAAGGCCAGCGTCCATGTTGATTGTGATGTTGCTAAATGGCCCGATACCGCCGATGCCTGCGTTCTCAAAGCCTCCAGCGTTGCCTGACGTGTTGTCAAACACTGTCGGCGCGGTCGTGCCTGACACTTTGCTGGGAGCCATTGCTACAGGCGCAGTAGGACTAAAGACGTCTGGGTTGTCTGCGATGATTTGCTTTTGTGATTCCTCAAAGGCTCGAGCGCTTGTTAAGCCTCCACCGCCTGCATCGCCTCCCCCGCCAATTTTGGGCATTGCAAAACTTTTGCCGCCCAGCAAAGGCACCCAAGACGGGATTGTGAACGCCAACTTGCCGACCGTGTTATTCCAGACTGCTGCGATTGCATTGAATACAAATGTTGCTGCGCTAAGTAAGCCCTTAAACAATGGAATAGTCACGTTAGATATCCACCAGCGAACCGCGCCAAAGACCCCGTCGACAATGTTTCGGAACGTCTCAAACTTCTTATAAGCGATCACTGCTGCAGCCGCCACAAGTCCGATGCCGATTGCGATTGCGCTGATTGGGTTAAGGCTCATTGCGATGTTGATTGCAACGATTGCAGTAGCGATACCGGCAAGGGCGAGGGCGATTACTTTGAAGAACTCAGGATTGTCTTGTGCCCACGTTGCGAGGCTTTGCAAGAACGGGATCACTGCTTCCACCGCGGGCATAAGGGACGCGCCAATCGACTCTTTTGTTTCGTCGAGGGCAATCTTCATCCGCTTGAACTTGCCTGCGGTCGTTTCGGCTGCTTCCGATGCTGCACCGCCAAAGGTCTTAGACATTTGACCCATGACCTCATCAAGCGACGCGCCATCTTTAATCATGTCGCGCAACTCTGGAGACAGTTTCGCAAGCGCGGTCATGTTGCCGCCGTAAGCCCGTTCCAGCGCCTTGGTTGTTGCCTCGAGGCTTAGTCCCTTTGCGCTAGAAATATCCATGGCAGCCGATGCCAATTCCTGCGCTTTTGTAATTGATCCAGTAGCCCTGACCAGTCCAGAAAGTGCCGGTCTCAGCTCATCGTCGGTCACGCCTAATAACTTGCCTTGCGTACTTATCCAGTCCTCATTGGCGGTGATCTGTGCGTCCGTTGCACCCGTGGTGCGTCGGATCTGTTCAGCGAGTTTGTCCTGCGCGGCAGCGTCTTCGATTGCGCCCTTGACCGCGTCACCGAGGGCGACCGTCAGTCCAGCGACTGCGGCGGCTGCAGGGACCGCTGCCTTCTTGAGTGCGAACTGCGCCTTCTGTCCATTGGTCTCGAGTTGCTTAAACTGGGCGACGGCTTTAGAAACTCCAGCCCCGTCAAATTCTGTAATGATTGGAATCGTTATGGCCATCAGATTCTCCCGTTGTTGCCAGTCATTTTCATGACGCGATTAACAAGGTCTCGAACCTCAGATTCCACTAGCGAGCTTTGGCTTTCGTAGGCTCGCCAGATCACTCGAGACGGCGAACCGTAGCGGGCTTGCAGCGCGTCAGATAGTTTGCCTTTTCGCGCCATATCAAACAGGGTAGCCTGCGGACCTCCCCACCTGATGCCAAAGGTTGCGAGGTTCTGCCTGAAGCCTCCGGGTGCGTCGCGAACTTTTTTACCGCTAGTGAAAGCCTTAAGGTTCTTGTTCACCTTATTTGTCTGCCAGTTCATGAGTTCAGCGCCACTCTTGCCAGTCCACGATCGGGCCATACCGGACAAGGGCGGTTCGTCAGGGACGTTGCGTCGAGCTTCAACTATGACGGGGTCAACAATCTTCTTAAAGTCTGTAGTGATCTGTCGACGAAGTTTCTTGTCGATCTTGTTGAGTTCCGCAAGGGCGCTCTTCAGACCGACAACTTCAACGCTCATGCCTACACTCATCTTTTACGCCTTGACGCTTTCTCTTGTTCGTTCAACACGTCGACAACTGTAAACAGATCGTCTATGTCGAACTCGGGTAGTGCCCAGTAGCCCGTCGCGACAAGTACTTCCGCTATTGAGCGTCGGTAAGTGCCGCGTCGGTAGGGTTTGGAGCCTCAGAACTGACCACTTCCACTGTCTGGATGCGCTTGATGTAGTCGTCAAATACGGCTGGGACAACCACGCCAGACTGCTTCGCTGATTCGTATGCAAAGAAGGCGAGATCCTCCGCGCCGATTCCGTTAGCAAGCGAGGAAGCCTGACGCTTTGTGCGGCGTTCCCATGCAACGACAACAAATAGATTAGTCGTAACTTCATAGGGGTCGCCTTCGTTGGGTGTGACTTTCAGTGTGATTTTCATGTTTCCATTTTCTTTTTGTTTATTAGATGATGTCGCGGACCCAAGTACCGGCAGTGAATTGCGCGGTTACGGTGGCGAGGGTGCCCACAGCCGAATTGATCGGTGTAAAGGAACTGAGCATACAATTCGTGATGACGTATTCGGGATTGCTGGCAGACTCTGTGACGCCAGATGGGGAGATTGTCAGGACTGTTGTTCCTGTGCCAAGGCACGAGTAAAGGATGGCTTCAACTTCGGCTGCACCGTAGGAAAGAAAAAAGTCGATAGAAACGTCGACGCTCTGAAGGCCCTGTGTCATGCGTCGGCCAGAATCGTTCAGGCTAGTGCTATCAAGCGGTTCGTAGCCCACTGTTATGGTGACGTTGTTTGCCTGATCCGATAAATCGGTAGTCGTCGCGCCTTGCGTGATGTTGATAGTTGCGTTGGATAGGAATGTTGTTGTTGCCATCGGTGGCTCCTTTTTCTAATTGCGCCGTACTGCTACGGCAACGGTCATGTCATAGCAAGGAAGCATCTGTTCGCCGTATGAGGCTAGAGATGGTCTTCCATCAACTATGGCTATGGGTGAGTTCATAATGGTGTCGACAGTGGTCATCAAGTAGTCGCCGCTGTCTTGGTTTCCGGGCGGACCAGCCAGAACGCGGATTACTAATCGAATGTCGCCCACGTTGTAAGTAAAAGCATCAAGTGTTGGTAGTTCGATCATCACCGACAACGGGCGAGCGTTGCGCGGGTCCGTGACGGGCTTTAGACCTAAAGCGGTCAGTGCGGTCTTGGTAGCGGTTACCGCTTCGTAGAGAATCCCCGAGGCAGCCATCAGGCGACCTGTGGTCTTCCGCAGCCTAGTAGCTGCATGATCTGGCCCAGAGACATCGTCGGTGTTCCGATATTCATAGAATCGAAGGACGAATAGCCGTCGACGGCTCCGCGATTGCGATATTGGATGGCGGCATATTGGATCGTCCCCAATTTGGCTGCCCCGTCTGGAGCGCTTGAGAGGCTGTCTGTGTAGCCCGCCTCCCTACGC